GTCCGTGGCTGTGGCGGTCCCTGTCACCTTTCCCGTAAGAGTTACTTCAGTTTCAGTTTGGATACTAAAAGAAGATCCATCGCCGGTGGTTAAAGTAATTTGGTTATTAGATGCGTCGTAAGTAAAATCATCTACGCCAGCAACCGGAGTTGTATTTGCAGTTGTTAAACGACCATCTTCATCAACGGTAAAAACTGGAATTTGAGTAGATGAACCATAAACTCCAGCAGTTACGCCAGTATTTGCAAGTTCAGTAGTAAGCGTCATTACACCAGTATTTGAAGAAGCAGTACCAGTAACTTTACCAGTTAATGTAAGATCTAAACCATCTTCTAATGTATCTAGCTTTGCGCCATCAGCTGCAATATCACGACCATCTACAAGTCCATTAACAACAATGTTGTTTGCACTAATGTCGTTAAAATCTTCTATAACTGTATGGAAGAATCCGCCATCAGCAGTACCGATAGTTAAAGTATTATTTGCCGTTGTAAAAGCTGTTGAGTTAACTCCAGCAACTGCGACATTAGCTGCTGCCGTTAATCTACCATCTTCGTCAACAGTAAATGTCGGAATTTGAGAAGCAGAACCGTATGAACCAGCAGTCACTGCCGTATTTGCAAGTTCGGTTTGAACTGTCATTATGCCAGTGTTAGAAAATGCGGTGCCTGTTACCTTACCTTCTAAAGTGAAGTCCAAAGTAGCTGGAGGTACATTAGTAAAATTATTGTAGTCTAAATAATAGCTACCTTCTTGTCCATCTAACAGGTCAGAGTCAAGGCCGGTGCCAGCTCCGTCAACTGTTAATAGCTCTGCAAGAATCGCTGCAGCATCTAGGTTTGAAGATATATCAATAATAGATTCGGTGTTCGCGGCCGGATCATATTGTTTAAAGTAGATTTTACCATCGGCTGTGTTAATAGCCAATTCGCCTAACTCTAACTGAGAAGTATTAGGTATACGCCCAGGAATCGCACTTCGGCGGAGTTTAATAGTTGACATATATATGCCTCCGTGTTATAATAGCTATATAGCTTATTAATAATAATTAGTCTGTTCTAATAAATTAGAACGTTCCACCGTCTATTTCATCAACAGCGATAGATACTTTACCAGAAGAGATAGTTGTATTTACACCATCTGTTCCTTCAATTTCTAAAGTTCCACCTAATAGTATATCTGTGTTAGCACCAGCTTCTCCAATAAGAGTAATCTGGGGATTTGTAACTGAGAACTCATTACCGTTTAACGTTAATTGGTCACCGGCTGTATATGTACCAGCTCCAGAGAATTGATAGAATGTAACATCATCAGTACCGATTACGAATGTTTCTGCATCAGCTACGGTTGCAACATAACCTGTGCTAGCGTTTATTGTACCGTCTGTTACAAATTGGAACGCACCAGGAATTTCTGCAGACTCGTTAAAGTACTCACCGCGGGTAAGAACCCAAGCAGTTGAGCCATCACCTACAGTAGTAACTTCATATGAGCCATTTTCTTCTAGGTTTATCTGATCTTTAACAAGTACTCTATTTCCTATAGACCATGTATTAACACCATCTACTGTAAATGCACCGTTAGAATTTGCGGTAAGAGTACCGTCCCCGTTATTATACGTTGCACCAAGATCTGCAGTTGTTGCAGCCAATGCAGCTGGGATAACTCTTAAGCCTTGTGCCGCAGAATCAACATATGATTTAGTTACAGCGTCTTGAGTATCTACCGGATTTGCAAGATTTTTAATTCTATTGCTTGAAACGTCGATAAGATCTGTATCAGAATCAAGCTTAAGATCAAAACCGGAACCTGTTGAAGATGAAATGGTTCTACCAGCAATGTCTACTTGTCCTGCCTTAAATGACGTATCAACAACTAGTGTATTTAGATTAGATGAGCTTCCAGGATGTATATAGTATCCCGTGGCATCTACGTCAACAAATCTTTCAGCCCTAACATCACCGTTTTGTACAATCCAATTACCAGTTGATCTTTCTGAGTATGCAGCATAGTTAAATGTATTATCAAGGAAACCGATTTTACCTTGACCTGCATAAAGTATAGATTGACTTCCAACACCATCAGCAAAACCTATTTGAGATGTAGATAATCCAAAACCGACTCTTAAACTATTGATTCTTGACTCACCCGCAAAGTCGCCGTAATAGTTATTGTTGTCTGTATCAAAATATCTTGGTGCAAACACATTACCGGTAAATGTAGACCCTGCAGTTGAAGCATATAATGTGTCAAGACGATTATAATCTAATTCAATTGCAACATTAGCAGCAGGGCCGCTTGGTTGTGTAATAATAACACCAGAGTTTACACCAGCGGGTGCAATTTCTGAAACATAATCTGCAGTAATAGTAGCGCTAATTTCTGTATCAGAAAGTCTTGTTACTTCAGCTTGACCAAACATATCCCCAGATAGCGAGATTGTAAAGTTATCTGCCTTTAAGTTCATTACATCGTTTAGGTCGTCATTTACCGCAGTGATACCTTCGTTATTAGCATTACCGTCAGTAAACATAAGTGCGATAATATCACGAGATGTTTCTGTAAAGTCAGGAATAGCATTAGCTTGCAATTCAACATTAATGTCTGTTGCAAAATCAACGCGGCCGTCATCAGTAATTCTAATACGAGGGATAAAACCGTCATTGCCATACATCCCTGGNGTAACACCAGTAACATCTAATCCAATTTCTAATTCGTTGTTAGCAGAATCGATATTTTGTAACTCAAGACCTCGACCAATTTTTAATTTTGGATCTTGTAATAAGTCTATTTCCGTTAAGAATGTATTAGCGCCATCTTCAATTTGTAATTTAGATGAGAATGAACCGCCAAGATAATTAAGTGTAACAGCGTCTGAAAGATTAACAGGATCAGCGAGACCAGTAATTACATTATTAGCAGCATTAATAGAACCTACTGGATCTAAGAAAAGATCTCCGGCTGCACCAATTTTACTGTTGACAGTTAACTCAGATGTGTTATAATTAAATATAATCTTATCAAGGTTTTGACCAAAGTTCATATTACCGTCTTGGTCAATTTGCATTCTATGTGTATTTGCGGTATAGAAATCTAAGTCGTTGTTGTCATCACCAGCAGCAGTCTCGGCAATAATATAAGTATTTCTGTCAAGGTCTACTACAGAACCAGCTAGGCCAGCCCACGCAGTTCCATCGTATCCTTCAAATCTAGAATCATCTGTGTTATAACGTAAAGCGCCAACTACACCAGACGGTCTTTCAACAGTTGTACCTTTTGGCATGACGATTGCACCATTAGTATCAATTCTAACAATGTCATCGTCTGACCCTATCTTACTTGTAAAGATTTTATCAAAGTTTAATCCAAAGCTACCAAGAGTTAACACACCATCATTGTTTGGGCTTAATGAAGAGCCTAATCTGCTGATGTTAACATCACCAAAGAATGTAGCAGTGTTGCTCGAGTCTATTGTTACAGCTACTGAACCACCAGTAATAAACTGCAATTGGTCGTCATCTGCGCCAGGTGAACTTTCTGCTATAATTTTTGTATCTTGGTCAACGTCAACTGTACCGCCAAGTCCAGCCCAAGCAACTCCATCGTAACCTTCAAACTGCGAATCTTCGGTGTTAAATCTAATTTGTCCAGTTATGGCTGACGGTCTATTAGCAGTAGAGCCTTTCGGCAATTCTATAGCACCTTCTCCAGAAATAGTAAGATTACCACCAACCGGATTAATAGTATCGAGTAATAGTGTATCTGCTACACTAAATTGTGTACCGTTAAGATCTAGACCTACACCGGCAGTAAATGTTCCTTCACCTTGGAACTGTGCCCACGTAATAGGATCTGTGTTTAGATTAAAGTTAGCTGCGTCTAATACGGTAGCTACCCAACCAGTACCGCCGTTAACTGTACCGTCAGTAACAAACTCATAAGAACCTGGAAGCTCGGTATCTGTTGAAAAATCTGCTCTTTCAAAAATCCAAGCGGTGTTGGCATTACCAACTTGCTTTACGTTGTATGAACCATTTTCTTCAGCGTTGTCTTGGTCTTTAACAAGTAGGTTTGCGCCTTCAGTCCAGGTAGTAACATCATCGATATAAAGAAAGTTTACAGGCGGAATCGTGATTGTATCTCTTACAGAAGAGTTACCTTCTAAAAATGTACCACCAAGATCTTCAGTTGTAGCTGCAAGAGCTTGTGGTCTTACAACAAATCCCTGAACTAAGTTATCAACATATCTTTTATTTGTAGCGTCTGTAGGAAGAATAGGATCATCAAAAACTTTAATAGTAGTTTCAACACGTTCTAATTCAAACTCTAGATAGCCTTTATTGATTGCGTCTTTACCATCAATAGGATCTGCTACACTTGCAATCCTAGAATCACCAACTGATACTACGTTATCAGTACCCGGTTCAATAACAATATCACCATCGGCTGTTATTGTTCTATTGGCTAATTCTATGCCGCCGGCTTCAATAGATGTTAAACCATCAATTCTAGGTGTAGAACCACCTAATGTTAGGGACGTAGAACCTAGAGAAAAATCTTTAGAGCTTATAGTATTACTAGAATATTCAAAATTAGTGTTTGAAAATTCTCGGTTAATAAATTGTGTTATATGTCCATACTGATCAATATCAATATTTCCGGTAAACACTAAACCCGCGTTATTTGAAGATACTTCTGTAGATGTATTTGCGTGAGAAATTACAAGATTTGCAGATTCGATATTATTTTCAGGCGTAACTATAATACCTAAACCGGCATCTATCTGAGCAACATATTTGCCAACAGTGTCAATACCCAGTGTAATCGAATCTGGTACAATAAGCGGTTTTTTCTCAGCAGCTGCTACAATCCTTATATTTTTGGATTGGCCTACTTTAACTTTAATGCTCACCAGTTATACCTCCGTTATAGTAGGAATAACGATTGCTAGACCTTCAACAATCTTAGACATTTCGCCACTGGATTTTCTCATTAAAACATCATATTCATATTTACCAGGCTTTAGATTAGCTGTTACGTCAGCTTCTAAAACGAGCGTTATATCGTTTTCGTTTTTTTCTACAGTAAATTCTGCCGCTCTTTTTGAGGAATACATTTTCCTTAAGTCGGCATAAAAATTAAAAGTGCTTATTACAAGATCATCGTCATCGCCGTCAAATAGCTCTAACGTGATGCGAAAATCAGTACCCTGATCAATATAGATATTTGCTTTTGATCCCATTTTTACATCTCTTTATCCGTTTATTCTATTTATAAAAAATAAGGGGGTACCATAGACCCCCTTACTTGTAATCAGAGATTTGCTTAGACTTATTGTTTAATTTCGTCTACTTGACCTTTTAGGTCTTTAATAGCTTCAATTAATAGTCCAACCAACGAGCTGTATGCAACAGATTTAATCTTTGCGTCAGAATTATCTTCAATAACAACTTCAGGTACTATTCTCTCAACTTCTTGTGCAATGAGACCTATTTTGTTTAGATTTGGGTTATCGATCATATTGAATGATACACCCCTCATAGCCATTACTTTATCAAGTGCCTCTTTAATAGTTTCTACATTTTCTTTGAGTCTTTCATCAGAGTTTGTAGTAACGTCGCCAGATGCAGTAAAGTTTCCTGTAGCATTATCAAAGGTAAACAGTGCCGATCCGTCAGATCTTCTTTCAATAATAACAGATGTAGCTGATGTTGTGTCTACGTCTATTAAGAACGCGTTAGTTGCACTTTCAAATCCAATCTTTGTTGCTTGATTTAGACCAAATCCTATATGTACATCGTTTGGCAGGTTAAGGTCTGAAGTTATTCCAGAAATTGATGCGCCTGTAATGCTGCCGCCAACAGTAAGGTTACCACCGGCATTAATGTTTTCAACAGAAAGTTCATCAATATCTGATGTATAGAAGAAGTTACTTTCTCCGCCTGGGTTAGGTCCAGTAGTAGCTAGCAAAGGCCTTTGATCTGCACCAGCTTCAAACATTGGAATAAAGAGTGCAGTGCCTTGTAACCCAGATGCGTGCACGTTTTGTAGGTTACCAACACCGCCTTCGTTACCAGGTCCTTGAACACCTTGTGTACCTTGGAAACCAAAGTCACCTTGGAAACCTTCCGTACCTTGGAAACCTTGAACACCTCCACCAATAGCACCCTGGAAGCCGAGGTCGCCTTGAATCCCTTGGTAACCTTGGAAACCTTGAACACCTTGTCCAATCTCACCCTGGATACCTTGAATACCTTCCCCATCAGTACCTTGGAAACCTTGTAGACCAATACTACCTTCTCCACCTGAGATACCTTGAGAACCTTGGAAACCAAACGAACCCTGAATACCTTGAATACCGCCACTACCTATAGCACCTTCAGTACCCTGTGGTCCAAATAGACCTTGTGTACCTTGTAAACCTTCGTCGCCAATACCCGCGGCACCTTGGAAACCTTGAGTACCTTGGTTACCAGCACCAGTAGCACCTTGGAAACCGTTGTCACCTTGGAAACCTTGGAATCCATTAGCACCTTGTGTACCTTGATTACCTTCTCCAGAAACACCTTGAAAACCGCCAGCACCCTGGAAGCCTGCTTCGCCTTGGAAGCCTTGCATACCTTGAATACCTTGGGCACCAAATCCAATTGGTCCAGTGTCACCTTGAATACCTTGAGCAGCCTGTGGACCTTGTGTACCTTGGAAACCATCTGCACCTTGGAAACCAGGAGTACCGGGAGCACCAATACCTTGCGGTCCTTGGAAACCTTGAGTACCTTGGAAACCATCGGCACCTTGGAAACCTAACGAACCTTGGACACCTTGTGGACCATCTCCGCCAAGCTCACCTTCTTCACCTTGTTCGCCAGCTGGACCTTGGATACCTGCATCGCCTTGAATGCCAACACCATCTGTACCTTGGAATCCCTGGAACCCTTGGAATCCCCGGAAACCTTGAATACCTTGAATACCGGTTCCACCGACAAACCCTGCTGTACCTTGAGAACCCGTGTCTCCTTGTATACCAGTTGTACCTTGTGGTCCGGTTGCACCAATGTCACCAGTTCTTGCGAATGTGATAACAACGTCGCTTGCGTCAGCAAACGTCCCGCCGACTGATCCGTTAACGTATGAACAATCAATTGCAAAGAACCCAGAAGATTCTGTTATTGCGCTAATAGTAAATACGGCAAATGTTTCTGGCGCACCATTTTGTGAAATCTTAAAGTGCCCTTTAATTGGGCTTGTAGAATCATCTACAGTTCTTAAGAACGGCTGAATATCTGTAAAATTATCATCTCTGTCATCGATAAAGAGAAGCGACGCAGAACTTAAAGATGTGTTATTAACTTTAAGACCACCAACACCTGGATCTGTAGCAGCAGTATTTGTGCTAAATGTATAGTCAAATGTAATTCCACCAAAGCTACCAGTTGAACCCTGTATACCGCTTCCGCCTTGGAAACCTAACAGACCTTGGACACCTTGTGGGCCGATAGGACCTGGGAAACCTTGGACACCCTGTGTTCCATCATCGCCTTGTAGACCTATTAAACCTTGTACACCTTGGTTACCGGCGCCAGTTAAACCCTGTACACCCTCATCACCTTGGAGACCAGTTACACCTTGGAATCCTTGAGTACCTTGTGGACCAAGATCAGAAGTAACGATTGTGTTGCCCATAGCAGCGTGGTTAGAACATTGGTAATACAACGCATCAGGAGCATCATACGGAACTCTAAAATAAATTAGTCCATCTTCTTCGCCGTTATTTGTTACACCGTCATTATATGCAGCACCGCCATCAGATACTCTAATATTAAATGGATGCCCTACTGCATCAACATCGAAAATATATGTAAATCCGCGAATAAGATGAAGTACCGGATCTGCTACGGTGTCAATTAGATAATCGCTTGTACCTGACGCAGTTACTGTGAATGTTCTAGCACCTTCTGCGCCTTGAACACCTTGGTTACCTTGTATGCCGGTTGTACCTTGGGGACCAAATCCGCCTTGAATACCTTGAGGACCAAAGTCACCTTGTATGCCGGTTGTACCTTGAGGACCTTGCGTACCGCGTACACCTGCGGGAATAAAGTTAATAACAGCTTTTGATCCATGATCAGATACTACGTTATTCCAGTCGTTATCTAAAATACCTGAAGACTCTACGTAGTTAACGTCNAATTCGCCCCATAGTTTAGNGCCTGAAGAATCCCAAGTCCAATTAGTAAATTCGTAAACAACGAAGTGATGTCCTGGAGGTCCATTATCGTCGTGTTCACTTTCGATAAAGATTTGACCTTTAACTTCAGATTGATTAGTATTTAAGTAATCAAAAATATCGTCAATTGTATTACTATAGTTATCTAAAGGCAAATCGTCGATTGTAAGTTTAGTAACTGCTGTAACATCATCACTGTTGAGCTTAAAATTACTTGTTCCTGGATCAGTATTTGCAGTTAAACTTGAGTTAAAGTTCCATTCAAAGGTTAATCCGCCGTGATTACCACCAATACCTTGGATACCCTGTGTACCGAGTGAGCCTTGTAATCCTTCGTTACCCTGCAGACCTTGGTCTCCCTGAATACCCTGCAGACCTTGGTCTCCCTGAATACCCTGCAGACCTAAAAGACCTTGAACACCTTGAGTACCAGTTCCGCCTTGAATACCCTGCAGACCTTGGTCTCCCTGAATACCTTGGAAACCAATAGGACCTTGAGTACCTTGGAAGCCTCTATCTCCCTGAATCCCTTGATCACCTTGAATACCTGTTGTACCTTGAGGACCAAACCTTCCTTGAATACCTTGGAAACCAATAAGACCTTGAATACCCGTATCGCCTTGAATACCTGTATCACCTTGGATACCTTGGACTCCTTGTGCCCCTGATTCTACTACAGAAACGATAATGCTATCTGTATCTACAAACGTACCTGCTGAGTCTACGGGTGTAACATTAAGAGTAAACCAATCTGTGTTATCTGTAACATCATTGATCTGAAACACTGCAAACGTTGCCGTGTTCGCTGTTTTTGTAAGCTTAACATAGCCTTTAATAGGATTAGTAGAAGCGTCGAGTGTATTCCAAATCCCAGAAATATCGACATTGCCTGGGCTTGCTAAATCATCTACATAAATTTCTGTAGTACTTGAAAACGCTGTGTTGCTATACCGCAAATTGTTAGTACCGGGATCAACTGCTGTAACATCTGTGCTAAACACGTACTCAAAAGAAATACCACCATAATTGCCCGTATAACCTTGAAGTCCTACGTCACCTTGGATACCTGTTGTACCTTGAGCAGACTGCGGACCTTGTGTACCTTGAAATCCTGTATCGCCTTGGATACCTGTGTAGCCTTGAAGACCTCTATCACCTTGGATACCTTGGGCACCAATAATACCTTGAACACCTTGGATACCTGTGTAACCTTGAACACCAATAAAACCTTGTACGCCTTGATTACCGCGGAAACCACGAGAACCCTGAATACCTTCTTCACCAATTGTGCCCTGAAAACCTTGAGCACCATCATTACCCTGTAAACCCTGAATACCTCTAAAAGATCCAATGTTTAGCCAAAGCTCTGATCCACCGACGTAAATCCACAAAGTATCATCTGACTGATCGATAACACCATCGCCGACACTTGATCCAGGAAATTCTGTTTCAAGAACGGAAGTGTTTCCGTCACCGGTTTCACCTACAATGGTAAATCCTGGACCGTAATTACCTTGTAAACCTTGAGCCCCTTCATCACCTTGAATACCTGTTGTACCTTGAACGCCAGCTGCGCCAGTACCAATTGCAGTCCACGCCGTTCCGTTCGAAACATATATGAGACCATCAGAACCATATGCAATGGCTCCAGTGTATGGAGATGGATCTAACTGGATAGGTACTGCCTGCGGCGCACCTTGACCAATTATTTTACTACCACTTAGTGAACGAAAAGCCATTATACATCATCCTCTTCAGATTGTCCAAGAGTAAACGATAGTGTAGCATCAACGGATAAATCTGTATCAGCTTTTAATTCTAGTAAATCGCCAGATTTAAAAAATTGACCGTTAAGCGGGAGCGGAATTGTATCATATCCAGGAACTTGCAAATTTCTTACAATCCAAAATTCATCGTTAACGTCATATCGGTGTGTCCTAACGTCAACCGCAACGGTGTTTGCAGTAAAGTTACAAAGCATGAGAGGCGAAATAACTTCGCCTACACCTGGTTCTACTGTTGTTGATCCACCGAATACTAATTCTGGTACCTCATAGTTTGGTACCTCAATCATTGTTTGCCAATTCTGAGTTAACGTAAAGGATTTAGCTACCGGTTTTGCGTCGGGCGCCTGAGACGTTGTTATTGTGATAATATCATTATTTGCCATTATAGTGATGCCCTACTGTTTGATGCTCTTCTAGCAAGTTTTCTTACGGATGATGTAAATGGACGGCCTTCGATACGACCTGTTCTACCATTAATTCTTAGACCTCTTGCGAAGTATTGGTTGTTTAATTCGTCAGAACCTGACCATCTAATTCGTCCACCATTTTCTGATAGTACCGAAGCATTAGCACCAATAGCAGCACCAACGTTTCTGAAGTTCAATGGTAGGGCGTTTCTGTTAACACCTGCTGATGCACCATTAAACTGGTGAGCGATAGATTCAACAAGAGATCCAAACGTTAAGAAATCTGGTCTTATTACGCTTTCAATGAGCACGTTGTCAATTAGTTCTGTTACCATAGTTCTCTGTACTAGTTCAGTTGCGATGTTATTATTTATGTAATCTCTAATGCGCTCCCAAGCACCAACAAACGAATCTAGTAGATCTGTGTTGTTGTTTCCGGCTGACGCCCATGCTGTACCAGACCAGTAGAAGATTTCACCTTTATAACGATTTCCATTGTTATTTATTGGAATAATATAAGCATCCCAGCGCTTAGTATTTTCTAGCGCGTTTCTAGCTGCAGCATTTTCGACAGTTCCTTTGAACTGCAGCTTGCGCCAATCGGCAAATGTAGCCGGCGGGTTAAATACTGGGAACACATGCTGTGCATCAATATTAAACAATGCTCCGACAAACGATCTAGTTGCTTTATCAGAACCTTCAAAGCCAAGAGCTGGATCAATGTACCTAAAGTCGTTAGAAATGATTTTAAGTAGGTTACCAGCATCGCGATAAGTTTTTGGAAGGTCAATAAATTTGTATTCAGATGTAATAAATCTCTGAACTTCGCGCTGGAGTTTAGTTTTGTTATTACCAAGAATTTCCTTAGCAAAATTAAATTTCTTATCTTCTTCCCAAGCAAAATCTGGAGCAATTGTTGGACCCAGTGCTTGTGGTGTGTTGTAGAATAGAGCGTTATAGAAAATCATGCCAAGATCATATGCTTGCGTTGATTGATCTTCTGCACCAGTTTCTGGTCTCATTAACTGGTTTGGGTAAGAGCCTGTTACAATTTTACTTACAATTTCGCCTAGTTTGCGATAAGATTTAGCTGTAGCTTCTCTTGTGTTTTCTGGGATGCGTAATACATTGTTCCAGAAGTAGAAGTCCGCGTTCCATCTTGAAGCAAGGTTACCGCCATAGTTAAGATCCCAGCTCATAGCGTCTAGGATATAACCTGAGTCTCTGCGACATTTTGCTTTAGAGTAATCTACAATTGTAAAGTTGTCAGCAATAAAGTCAGTAACGTCATCGGCAAGATCGTTTAAGTTAGAGTCAATTTCGTTTCCAGCCCAAACTTTAGAGGCGTCAACCCAAGAAGTATCAGGCTCAATGAGTGCAGGTAATGTGTCAAGACTATCTCTACGAATTGCTTCTTCAATAACTCTTAGCATGTCTGCTACCCATTCACCCTCAACTGCTGTTGCTGGTGCACCGGAAGTATCTTGTCCTGATGCAAGTTCTTGTACTACATCATCTACAAGATTAGCCATTTCTACATAGAAGTCAGCTGTTTGAGTTCTTTGATCGAATGGTAGTACACTTGTTGCATTATCGAAGTACATAATAGCAGAAAGTCTAGTTGCGTAGTTTGTTTGATATTGTACATCGTGCGATAGTGCATCAACGATAATACCAACATCTCTGCGGCACTTTTCTTTAGGATAACTAATACCATTGTACTCAGAAGATATGAAGTTAATCATGTTTGTTACTAGAGTTTCAAGCTCGTCATCAACAAGATCTTTTTGATCTTTAACCATTTCTGGCATCCAGCCGGTATGTGGTTCAATACGAGATGGTAAGTTATCAGGATTGTTATCGTCAGCAATATTTGCAACCATCATGCCAAGCTCTTTAGCTTCCATGGCAATAGCTCTTCTTGCCGTTAGGTTTGACATATCTTGTGTTGCCGTATTGCCAGGAGATGCTATAACCGCTTCGTTACGAATAACGTGATGGATTACTTCAGACATTCTAGTGAATGCCTCTCTTGTTGCATCTCTTTGATCCAATGGTAGCAAGTTAGTCATGTTAACAAAGTAGATTTGTGCTGAGTTCCACATAGCAGCATTGCCACCATATTGAATATCATGCGAAATTGCGTCAACCATGTATCCTGTATCACGGCGACATTTTTCTTGATTGTATGTTAATGTCGGATAAGCATCATTGATGTAGGCCACGACTTCATCTTGAATAAACTTTTTATTCATTTGCAGTGACTTACGAGCGAATGTTCTGCTTGGAGCAATAGCCGGTTTTGTATCAACATCAACCGCAGGCAGCGCTTCAGGTGTTTGTTGAGTAATATCAAGCGAACCTTCGTAGCCTGGAATAATTAGTCTGTTGTCAACCACGTCAGATACAACATTAAACAATCCTTTTGCTCTTGTAGCTGCAGCAGATCCAGTGGTGTTACCAGCCGTAATCTGAGAGGTTGTATTTCCTGTGGTAGGTGTCACCGTGTTACCTTGAACAACGTCTTCAGATACGGTTGCTAGATGCTCGAATGCCAGTCTAGTAGGCTCTCTTTGTTCGTATGGCAGAATATTTACCGCGTTATTGAAGTAATACTGGGCAGCATTTGCTGTAGCAGCATCGCCACCATATTCCATATCTTCTGTAATTGCATCGATAACCAAACCAGTATCACGGTAGCAAAGATCAGTATCAAATCCAAGACCATTGTATTCTTCACGAATGAAGTCAATGATTTCTCGTTGATATTTAGCAGTGTTGCCAGAAATTGATTCGTACATTTCATTAATTGCATTATCATAACCAGTACCAACAAGAGCCGGTTCTTTTATTTCTGGAATTCCAGTTCCGTAACCTGCGTTAGTAAATGTTTCTACAAAGTTATCTTCAAGTACGATATCACCTATTGCATTAAATAGGCTGACTGCTTCCTTCGCAACCGCAGGCGCAACTGAAGGTCTAATTGAATCAGCAAGCGCGCTTACGAATGTATGTGCGCCAGTATAACCACCAGCATCGCCAACTTGCATTGTGAATGTTGTTGCAGTTGTTTCATCAATACGAATTGGAGTATTGAAGTACGGATCAGTCGCTCTTGGATGAGAAATCTGTGTAGCAGGTGAACCACATTCTAGCGTAATACCACCTTCTTCAATTACAACGTAGTCTCCAACATTTAAGCTATGAGAAGCAACTGTTACTGTCATAACACCTGTTACTGGATCATAAGTTACATTAGTAGGTGTTAACCCATTTGAAGCTGCGTTAAATGTTTGAGTAGAAACAACCTGATCTGGATTTTGAATTTCTTCTTCTCTGATGATTTGACCAGCCAGCTCTCCAATATGTTTGTAAGCTGCTGCTGTAATTGGTTTTTCTTCTTCAGCCAATACACCTACTGCATTGTCAAAGTAAAGTCTTGCATTCTTAAGAGTTGCAGCATTTGAACCATGCTGAACATCCCAAGAAATAGCGTCAATAAAGTAACCTAAGTCTCTTTCGCAATCTGCTACATTGTAAGTAAATGATGGATAATTAGCTGCAATCCATGCTGTTACTTCGTCTTGTAAGAATGCTTTGTTAGCTTGCAATGCTTGGCGAGCTTGTAAAGTATGAGCTGAAACATAGGATGTACCAAACGATGCTGCATCTGCATTTGCTACGCCGTTGTTCATAATATCGATGATTTCATCAAACGCTGCGTCTGCTCTTGTTTCGCCAGTACCTGATGTGATACCTTGAATTTTACCTTTAAGCCATGTAATAGCACCAACTGTTTCTGTTAATTCATTATCGATAACAGATTGAGCTGATGGATTACCTGAACGATATGCTAAGCCAGCAAATACTGAGTTAACGTTAGCACCTGTTGCCATATCTCTACGAACAGCATCTAGGATGAGGCCAGTATCTCTTGCGCAAAGCTTGTCATTGTAAACAAAGTAGTTATCTCTAATCCAAGCATCTACTTCGTCTTGTAAGAATGTTCTATTTTCTTGTAACTTGTCAGCTGCAATACGACCTTCGCGTGTTACACCTGCTGGAAGCTTGACCAACGATCCTTCTTCGGCACTTACAAATGTATGTGTACCAGTATAACCACCTGCATCGCCAGGATTAACAGTGATTGTTGTTGCATCGGCTGCTGTAATTTCAAGTGGCATCATGTAATTTGGTTCGCCAATTCTTGGAGAAGCAATTTCAGTAACCGCTAATGTATCAGTATTTGCACAACTAAATACAATACTATTTGGTTTAAACTCGATATGATCGTCAGTAGTTAAACCGTGATCTGCACCAAGAGTAACAACCATTTGACCAGTTGCAGGATCGTATGTTGCAGTTGTTGGCGTATGGAATGATTCGATTTTAGCAGGATCAGTCCAGTAAATTGCATTACTGTCAATAGCATTGTTAGCAGCGCTTACGAATGTATGAACACCGTCGTATCCATTTGCATTAGCAACGTTAACTGTAATTGAATTAGATGTTACATCAGTAATTCTAACAGGTTGTCTAAATGCAGGATCAGTTGCACGTGGGTGTGAAATATTAATTGGTGTTGGATCAATATCCGATGTTGGGCAAGATAGTGTAATTGAATTATCAGCAATTGAAATCCATTTACCTACTGGTAGATTATGTGCACCGATTGTTAATGTCATGTCCCCGCTTACTGGGTTATAATCAGCATCGGTTGGTGTATAGCTTGAATTTCCATTTTCGGCGATATTAATGATTTCATTAAAGCCATCATCAACTCTTTGAATTGCAATTGCGTCTGTAGCTGTGTTTGCAGTATCCTGTCTTAGGAAATCAATCGCGCCGATGGTTTCAGTTAACTGTTCATTAACGGCTACACTAGCAATACCTTGGCGATAAGCGATACCAGATTGGATAGAGTTAAAGTTTGTACCAGTTTGCATATCTCTAAGAACTGCAGGTACAATGTAATCTTTCATGTCGCGCTGACATTTTTTGCTATCGTAGAAGAACCACTCGTTATCAGCCCAATCCATCATGTAATCTTGAATGAATGTTTTGTTTGTTTGTAGCTGTTTACGAGCATTTCTGTTATTAGCTGGGATGTTTGCATCATCGCTAAATTCAATAGCAGATCCAAGTAATATTACCGCATCGTCAGCTACATCTTTAAGCGTATGTACACCGCTGTATCCAGTAGAACCAACATTAACTGTAATTGTGTCGGTTGTAGTTGACGTGATTGGTAGCGCGGATTTAAATGCAGGATCTGATTTTCTTGGGTGCTTAAGTTCCAACTGGTTACCGTCAGTATCACATGTAAACGTAAACGCTTCTGCTGAAAGAAGAATATATCTTCCAACATCTAGGCCGTGCTCAGCGATAGTCATTACGAAATCACCAGTTGCTGCGTTATATGTTACCGCAGTTGGCGTAAACTTATCACCTTCCATTTTGAGAATATTGATAATTTCGTTGAATTTTCCATAAGCTTCTACGGCAAATGATGCAGAGTTAGCTTCTACGAGATTATCCGTTGATTCGCGTAATCTTTCATAAGCAGCAATTGTCTCGTTGCGTTGCGCACCAATAACATTTTTAGCTGCCTTGAAATAATATGCGTTACCCGCAGTTACTGAGTTGTAGTTAGTATCTAGCATTGTGTCGTATTTAACGGCTGGCAAGATATACTCTCTAACATCACGCTTACATTTTGTGCTATCGTAAGCGTAGAATTCTTCGTTATTGTCTAACCAATCGATAAATTCTTCAATAATAAACTCTCGGTTGTCTTGTACTAATTCACGAGCAGCAACAGCTGGACCGTTACCAGTATCAGCAAAGATAATGTTGTTTGCAAATTCTTCGCCATTTTGTAGCACGTTTAACGTTTCGTTAAGAGATGTGCTAATGCGATCTCTAACGTCCGCAGTTGTGTTTTCAAAGATAAAGTCCATTGATCCTTTAAGGTGCTCAATAGATCCAACAGTTTCTGTTAATTGTTCATCAACGACTACATACGAAATAGGTGAGCGATATGTGATACCGTTTAGACGACCCCAGTAATTACCGTTTGTTGCAAGGTCATAACCTGTGTTATCAACAATAATTCCAGTATCTCTAAAGCATTTATCTGCATTATAACCTTGATATCCGAGTCCAGGATTACCGTCATACCCAGTTGTCGTATTGGCTGTTAGGTAATCAATCATGTCGTCAACAATTTCTCCCTTATTTTCTTCAATAAGGTCAGCAAACGCTGTGTTGGCAATCAGGTTAATACCATTGCCATCAACATCACGAGTTGCTTCAGCTGGTCTAATAATAACAGTGTTACCGCGAGCACGCATTGAGATGTCACCAAACTGAGAACCTGAGTTGTTCAGTGTCATTTGGCCACCGTCTAGTGCAAAGAATGCCTGGCGAGTAAAGATTGAAAGTGAACCGATACCGTTAACACCCGCACCATTCTTAGCAACATAACCTGTACCGTTTTGAGTACGAGGTGTGAAACCAAAACAAAGCACGTAAGTGTATAGAGAGTCAGTATCAAGTACCGCTCTGTCAGCAAGTAGACAACCACCGCCACGACCAACTAGTCTGTTAGGGAAGTCATCGATACCTATTTTCTCGATTGTGCCAGTGCCTCCGCGCTGTGCATAAAGAATGTCACCAACTTCTACGTTGCCCTTGAGATTACGGATATAAATCTGACGATTAGAATCAATATCGTCAATATATGAAACATAACCTGTTGCGCCACTTGAAAATGTAACTGTATCATCTACTTCAAATAAGTTCTGTGCAGAGTGGCCTACTTCTAAATATAACTCTTGGCCAAGGTCAAGAATAGTACCTTTAGAGTTAAATGGATTTAGAGGTGGTTCAACATCTAAACGGTTGAAGTTAGAAAGCTGAGAACTATCTCGAATATATGGAGATCTTCTCATTAGTGCGCCTGGGCGGTAAGCAATAGCAAAACCACCTTCTGGTTGGTCAAAGTTGTCAACTTCAAAGTTCATGTATCCAAAACCTTGGACATAACAACCGGATCCAACTAGGATACCATTAGTTTTTTCCCAGCCTGGTTTCTTTTGAATAACGGTAGCATATTGACCAGCAGTAGATGTTAAAGAACAATCATCAGGAAGCATGATTGGTTCATCTACATAGTAAGTACCAGGTCCTACTGAAATGTGTATCGCATTGTTAATATCATTACGGTCATAAGAACCGCCTGCTTTTTCTAACGCAATTTCTTCAGCTCGTTTAAGTGTACGAACCGGTTTTAGTATTGTACCATCATTTTTGTCGTCACCATCAGAAGCAACGTGAACCTTGAGTGCTTTTTCAGTTGTCTTTGAAAACTCTTGGTATAACTGGCGATAAGTCATCTTTTCGGTTTCGCCGGTCTTCATGTTCTTAATAGCGAAGTAAGAATCTTCGTCTAATTTTGGCTCAAATACTTTTGTTAGATTCATGTCAAAGTCAACGAGAGCTGAATCCTCAATCGTTGAGTTTGCCACTGTTGTATTTTGTACCACACCGTCTTCAAATACGGACTTAGTTGACGTCATACCTTCTGCAGTGGCGGTAGTGATTGTCATATTTGTGGCAACTACATCTTCCATTGTACCTTGGAATGATGAGTCGGTAATAACATTGTTAGATAGAATACCGTTTTCTATTGTGGTGTTTGTGAATATATTGTTATTGCCAGTACCATCAGAAAAATCTGAATTTGTAATTGTAGAATTGCTAACACCTGTATCCCAAATTAAGCCATTCGCAAATCTTGAGTTTGTGATAGTTACATTATCTAAATCAGTATCACGGATATCAGAATTAGAAATTTCTGTATCAAAAATAGTAACGTTTGATACCGCGGTGTCTCTAATTGTACCGTTAGAAAAATCGGTAGTAATGATTTCAGAGTTAGAAATCAACGCATCTTCAAGAATAAGTTCATCAATGGTAATGTTAGTAAGAATTAGCCCGTTTGCTGTACCTTGATCAATTGTTACATTATTAAACTCTGAATCGTCAATAGTAGAATTAGTAAAGATGTTGTTATTGCCGGTTCCATCAGAAAAATCTGAGTTTTGGATAGCCGCATTGTTTGCAGTACCGTTATTAAACTCTGAGTTATCAATAGTAGAATTAGTTAGAACAACGTTATTTCCGGTACCGTCATTAAACTCAGAATCAGTAATAACCGAGGACGTCATTGTAAAGTTGTTAGCGGCCGCGGTTTCCATAACCGAGTCACCTAGGTAAGATCCAGTAATTGTTCCGCTATCAAACGTCGAGTCATTAATTTCTACAACGTTGAGTGTAGAAGTTGACATAATTACATTTGAAATAGTACCGCCGGTAATAGTGATTCTATTAAAGATCTCGTATTGCAGCGCTTGCACAAGTTCTTTTCTTGTGATATTTTTTGTACCATCGTCACCTTGAATCAAGTTAACGACGACGAACAGGTCCTCGGATCTTGTATTGGCGCCTGTTATCGGACCTAGTTCTGAAATCAACGACATTATTGCGTACCTTTTTGATCTATTTTACTTTTATTTATAATAACAATCACTGTCGAAATAGTCTATTTTATGCGTATGTAATAAACTTTAACGCTTGTTTGGGTTCTAACACATAAGCTCGGATTTCTATTATATTTTTATTAATAGATTTCAAAAGTCGGTGACGACCATCAATCATACGATAAGGCTTATTATATGGATTTTTCATTCCCTTAACAACCAGGCAAGGTAATGAAATATTTGCGTTTATATATCTACCTTCACTTTGATCTATATCCTTTAATGATCTATAACCTATATCAGAAATTAAAATCTTTTCTGGATTTATTTTTTTATATTTAACCCAATTATAAAGTTCTCCACAATTAATATATCCAGTTTGTTCGTTAATTGCCCAGTCATCTACTAACCAATGTCTCAATTTATCGCAAAGCCCATGCTTATTCTATCAGTCTCTGATCCAACACAGTGCCACATATATGGCTCTTGCGACGTTACATCAAACATGCGGACTGTATATCCTGCATCATCATAATCTGTAATTACTTTGCCATCTTCAAGATAGCGGAAGAACGATTTGTTTTTTTCTGGTGCCCAAGTAATGTAAAGACGCTTGCACGGGTTATCGCTGTTAGTATGCCAACCCATAAACCCTGTATTTGGATAATGAAAAAATCCACTAGTTCTTACTACATTATCTTTGAAGTGTTTTTGTAAAATGGGTTGTATTTTTTGTGACACACCTAAATTAGCAAAGCTAACCATGTTTTTATCCCTGTGTGTAGTATCATCTACTTTAGGAATTTGTTCTAGTTGTAAATACCTTTCCCAGTCATCTACTTTCTTAGCACCAACAAGTTTAGTATTGAGCAAAATTTCTTTTATATTCTTTTTAAAAATATTATCAATTTTTAAAAGAACATCTTTATCTAAATCAAATCTTATACTCATGAATATTTCATTTTATAGTTTTCAGTCATAACTGGCTTTCTAGCTACTTTCATAGTCTCTACATAATCAGATGCTTTACTAAAATCTAAAGTATCTGTGACATCTCTTAATGCTTGTTTGTCTGCTTCAATTTCAGCCACTACATCAGTTTTTCCCATAGCTATATAACGAACTTGAAGTTTATCTAATTCTTCTAGGTGAGTAGCCCGCGTGACTTTAAGTTGATTAAGTACAAAACTGTGTATTAATTCGATATCTACAATAACTTCCGTTGGGTTTTCATAATCATTAAACGTACAACGATCTGGAAAAACAACTAAAGTACGAAGTTCTAGTGCAGAATTTTCGTCAATTAGTGGATACGAAACAGTTTTTGATTTTTTAGGAATAATGCCGTCTGATTTTAATTTATCTACGCTCTTGTCAGATACTGTAAATTGCAATTTATCGGTTCCAACAGGATTATTAAAAAATATAGTTTTCATGTCATTTCTTTCTTAATAAAGCAAAATTGCTGTTACATAACTTGGATCAACTTCTGCAATGCCAAAAAATGTAATAGTGTGGTTATCGTCACCGTTGATACCAAATGCAGTATTCTTACTTCGTGTTGCTGAGATTGTAAACGATGTTGTGCTTCTCGACCTAACAAACGAATTATAGTTACGTAGGGTATCTGTGGCCGAGCCGGCACCACCGTCACGCCCTGCGCCTGGTGTTCTATTTGTTGACCCGTCATCAACATTACCTAATACTACGGCATAATTATTATTCGGTGGGCGATACCCCGGCAAAATATTAATAGTATAGTTACCAGTACCTACTTTCACTAAAGATAAGCCTGACGAAGAAATGACAGCACCTGTAGAACCATTAAACGCAATGTAGCCTTTTACTAATTGTTCAATACCGGTTAACTGTGATCCGTCACCGAAGAATTGGTTTGCTGTAACGTCTCCAGTAGCGGTAATGTCGCCCGTAGTGGTAACATCAGCAAATGTAACATCAGAATTAATATTAACAGCTTGGCCGATAGCAATTCTGCCATCCTGAGGAAGATATGTTACACCAGTCCCAGCCGTGATAGAATTTCTGGCTCGGGCAGTAGTAAAATAAAGATTGCTAGAACCTTCACCCAGTGAATCTGTAGTATGATTAGTTAAAGAGCTTACTGTGCCTAAAACATTGCCGGTAAATTGGGCAGGAATGCCAGCAGTGCCATTTTCAAATACTTTTGTAACTCCATCTGGTTTATACACGTCGCCAGTAATATCACCTTTAACATTACCAGTTAGGTTACCAGTAATAGAAGTAAATGCTGCGTTGTTAGCACTGAGATTATTTGTAATTGTAGCGTTAGTTCCAATAACCATATCAGTGTCAGTAACTAAACTTCCGACGGTTAGAACACCATCACCACCTAAAGAAAATTGGCCACCTAGACCTGACTCAATAACAAAGTTAAGATCTGTTGCATTGTCATATCCAATGTCCCATGATTCGGCACCGGTAGTAAATTTTATCGTTCCGCCCGTTATAGTATCTTCAAACGTAGCAACTGGGCCGGCCGCTGATACCGAAAAATTGGTGGGAGAAATAAAATTAATACTTTGCCCGGATACCCTAGCTAATGCGGTATCAATTTTTAATTCATCATAAGCAACAATAGTATTGGCTGTAAACTCACCTTCAAGTGAAGCGTCGCCGGCTGTTATATCACCAGCAACTGATGCCGTAATAGCAGAATCGCGCATGATTTCAACCATTTCGTTGGTTTTATCAAACCAGTTTTGAAATGTTTGAGTTGTCGTAATGTTTTGAATATTAGGTTTTGCCATTTAACTCTTCTCTATGTTTTCTAATCTATCACAGACAGTTTTTAATAAACCTTTAATATCTTCTAACTCTGAACTAAGTTTAGATACCTTTCGGTGTAATGCTCTCTCTTGCTTATATTTATTCAAACTAGCAATATCATTACTTAAAACGGCGTTTGTTTTGCCTCGTGTTAGATTAGTGTTTATCATGTTAGTGCTATCGCTCTCATATCTCTTACAGTTGGAGCTTTAGCTATGTCGCTTGAAATAAGATCAATTCTTATAGCAAAAGTTCTAAATTCTGTAAATGTGCCCGCTGTGCTCGTATATTGCAGCACTCCAGATTCTTTATTTGCATCTGCAACTCTGTATTTAATTTCCCTATAATCTTCTAGGTTAATATCGGAACATTCTATTGATCCACCTTGGAAGGCTTCAAGTTCAATCCATGGATTAGTGTCAAATGCAGCAGCATCGTACGCGTTTAATGGTTTTATATAAACTTTAATATCTGATCCAGAAGGTTTATATGCAGTTAGTGTAACTTCCATATCTTCTGCATCTAAATCTTCGTTTAACTCAATTGATTTAGTAATGTATTTAGATGTTGTTGCCGCCGTGTCTGTAATTCTATATTGGTAAGCAAGCAAGGTAGCAAGTTGAATGTCTACCACCGGTGTAGTGGTTGGAGACGCAGTATTAGTCATATTAACTTTAATTTCAAACGGCTTTGTATCGTTTACGTCGTTTGAACGGCTGTAAATAACTACACCTTTGCGATTAAAATGGTTGTTATTGCCAAATTTCATTGGCATGTCATATGTCGTTAATGTGTCAGCAGGATCAACAAATGTTCCACTTAAACTTGTAGTTGTAAGTGAGTCGTTGGTTTTGTTAATCAACGGTTGTACATAACTCAAATTAATATCATCTACTGAGCCAATAGTACCTTCTACTTCACTTCTTAGACCTTTGATAGTTTGGCCTGAAGCAAATACTTTAGAAGATCTTGCTGAGCTTCCAACCAAATGCATGACGTCTCTCTCAAGTCTGTTATAATGACTTACTTTGCCAGATACGACTGGAGTTCCAGTTGATCCGGAGCCGACCGTATATGTTACGTTTTTAGTAACAGTCATTTCTGTTCCACTGTCAATACTACCAATCTTGAAAATTTCCGTGTTTCCGTTAGCAGCTTCAATTAAAATATCATCGCCGGCTGCATATGTGTCACCCAATGAGGTTCCCGTAATTACATTAGTACCCGATACCATTGTAATCGCAGATCCAGTTGAACCTTGTAGTGCTAGTTCTGTATAAACTTCTTCACCGTTTTGGAATCTTCCAGTCCAGTCTGACAATGTAAAGAATTCGTGATTGTCATTCGTCATCGTTACCGTGCCGGAACCTGCGTTAAACACGTGGCGATAAATTGTAAATTTAAGATCTTCATCTTGGTATGATTTCCAAGCGGTGTTGTTTGTAGAAGTAAACAGAACGCCATCACCCCAGTCTTGCACAACTGCTTGACCTTGTGTTGCGCCAGGCGTTAAATCTACGCCACCGACTTGAGATGTAAACGCAAGATAGTTAGGATCGTTTGCGTCTGGCATAATTACTATAGCATATTCCTTTTCAACATCTAGTCTCACCGGAGCTTCAAAATCTATAGTAGTTACAGCCGATGCGTCATCAGATACATTAACATCTGCAGATTCGATGTGTACTTGAGAAAATGGCATAATAGACATTGAAGGATAGCCATTAACAACTTCTCTAAGCATAACTGTTACACCGTTAACTTGGCTTTTACGCTTAAAATACAAATCTACTTTAGAAGCAAAGATAGAGTTTGCGCCTTGTCCCATAGCCTTTTTAACGAAAAACGTTTGTGCTAATGGGTCAATTTGGAAAGGTCTACCTACAACGTTTCTGGTTGTAACTGTAGTAGTAGCAGCAAAGTCCGGAACTCTTGTAGATGTTGTTAACGCACTACTTTGAATATTAATGTTGTATGCATGGTAATCTAAGTTAGCAATAGATGTTGCAGCAGAATCGATGCTTGAAAACTGATTAACGTCAGCCACTGTTAATGTTCTATCTCCGACAAAGAAGGTATCCTCAGGAAGCTCAAACACAGCTCTTAGTACACCATTATCATCCGTCAGAACTTCTGCATTTAATCCACCTTCAGCTATAATATCACGAGCAGTAGTTGCAGTGCTTCCGCCAGGTCTAACATTCGCATTCACGTCAACCTTATCAAAGAAGAAATAATGTCTTGTGTTTGGTCTTAAGCCAGCAACGTAAACATTAATATCTCTTGCTCGCATATAAGGCTGGAATTCAATATCAGAAACAAAGTCGCCAACACTATTTGTAACAATGCTTTCAGTGCTTGTCAAGGATGTAGTTGTAGTTCTTACAGTTGAATTGTCGCGCCACATCCTGTTACCAAGACTTTCACGGGTAGTTGCCAGCGTAGTATTTTGTTCTTGAGTTAGAGGTAAGAAAGTTTGTAAATTTTCTACAAGATCTTCTAAAGGACCTGCCAAATCAACGTCTAACGTAACCGGGTTACTTGTTGTACTTGGCGCCATGTCATGATTTGGTGAAAGAGCACCAATCCCGTCGTATTTCCAATAGTTACTTACGAGGTTTCTAAAGTTTGTAGCGTATGGTTGGCCAAGAATTTTAGAGTGATCGTTACGAGAAAGAGTCCCAATTTCAGCGCTGTTTGTAGATGGGAATACTGTCGCTCCTGTAACTGATTTATATTTAAGATCTAACGGAAATGTAGTTACGCTTGGTGTTAAGATACCTTTATCTTTTTGAATAGCAGCGCTATACATTGGACTTAGTAAGTTTGCAATGTTTGCATCATTAAATGGATCTACAATATAACCATTCTTAAATCTTGTCAACCCGTTTTCATCAAGAACAATCATATTTTCTGTTGCTTGCTCAAGTTGGTTGAGCGTAATATAGTATTCCATATTTTTAATACGATCTTCGATATTTTTAATATCTTTCATCGTATAGTTTTTAACACCACGAGCTTTTACTTTTACCGCGTAGTATGGTTTATTTTGTTCAACAGCTTCTCTTGGCGACAGTGCTGGATACCCAGGAATTTGAACTTGGGAAATTTGTAGCATGTCAGCGCCAATTTTTGGCGGGCGAGCTTCAGCTTCTTCTTCGCCTTGTACTACGTGCAGTCTACCGTAAGAGTCCATAGCAATAGCATCTACACGAGATAGATAATGCTCAATATCTGCAGTGATGTTTGCGTTAAGAGCTGGAATTAAGAAGTCGGTTGCAGAGAATGCAGGCGCATTTGCACCAACCGCGTTTGTGATTAGAGAAGCTGCAGCCGGCGTAATAGCTGTATAGCTTGCACCTCCATCCTTGTCACAATGTGGTCTGAAATCATAACATTCTCTTAAACGATATGTTCTTCCGTTTTGTGCCGTGTAAACTGGAATATCGCTCGAACGGATTTTGTCAGAAGGAAGACTGGCGCTTGTGTCATCTACAGGATAGCTGTTAACGGCAAAGTAATTAACCCCAGTTGCGTTACTCGGTTTAAATACGCGGAGTTTAATTGTCATGATACCTGATGTTGGTGCTGGTCTTCCAGGAATATATTCCATGTATGAAAGATCATAAAAGTTATCTTTTTGATTAGTAACAAGCCTAAAGCTTTCGGTAAAATCGGTTCCTGAGTTATCTTCAACAGAAATAATTTTAAATACATCTGGCAACCCAAGATTGTATTGTGTAGTTCCGTTATTCCAAGTATTTTTTACATATGTTTCTAATACCTGCTTGTTGTAAGGATCTGCATCTAATTCGCGTTTGTTAAAGTACAGAGTACCTGCTGGATCTGAAGAATCAGCTGGATCAAGATTAACAGTAAGAACTGAGTTATTTAAAGATGTTGAGTAGCTTAATATACCTATTTGAGAGTTTGACGCATCCACAAATACCATATCGTCATTGTTTACCGAAAAGTCTACGCCAATGATGGGACCGATAGTAATTGTGTTAGATGTAACAGATACCGATTCTTCAGATCTAACGGGAACAGCAAGATCTGTAACTTCTTTTAAACTCTTTGTACCAGTATCAAAAATCATAGAAGATTTTTTCATATCTTTTAATTTTGAGCCAGATGCAATTGTAATCACNCCAGNTGTACCTACAANNCGCTCTACATCAGCNAAAGTTTTGGTATTATCGGTNATTGATGCACCNAACATATACANNCGATCGTTTGTGAGGTTTTTAGCATAAGCACTACCAATAGAAGTACCGTTTGCTAATTGTAAATCTAGTGTTTCGTACTGTAAACCAANNGTNCCTTCAATAGTAAGAACGTCTACGTANGATCCATAATCAAACGCCGTTCCTTGGTTGTTGTTAATCTCGGTGTTTGTAATTTGCGCAATGCCAACTTCTTGCCCACCTAGAGATTCTACTCTATAGCCTTTAATGTAAGCAGATCCTTTGCCGACTAAAGCTACAAGATCGGTGCCTCGGCGCTCTGCTACAGTTTTAAAATCACTTACAATGTAGTCACCTGATTCTTCATATGTTCTTTTGGCAAGTTCTTCTGCGATAGAATTAAACTGAGTAACATCACGAAGAGTAACAGGAAAGCCGTTTTGGTATCTAATTAGCGTGAAAAAGTCGGCATCAACATCAGCAGTAGTTGTCGTTTTAACTGTAAGCGTTGGAACCATTTTAAGACGGTCTGCGCCGGGAGCGTTTTCATTAGTAGATCCGTTTGCGTTATCAAATAAGCTTTCGTCTTGAAGTGAAGATACTAGGCTTTCTACAACCTCAAAGCCAACAGAAAGATCGTTTGGGTTTGCATCATATTTAGAAACAACTAATGTCTGCGCTGTTGAGAATAAAAAGTGGCCTTTTTGAAAGATAACACCTGGCGCAGCTTGAATACCATAAGAACTTCCTGTAGGATTCGGAAGCTGTGTAACCGTAATGGTTTGTACATTAAGACTTGTTTCAATTAATGTAGAACCGTTGTAACGATACTTGTTAATAGTAAGTGTTTCGCCTGGNATAAATGTTTTANAATTGCTTGCTTCGTTTGTGTTCAAGTAGTTAATAAAGAAAGTATTAAGATCTGGTGGGCGCGTTTCAAAGCCGCGGGATGCAGTAATGATCGATGCCCTTAGACCAGTAATGCTACCAACAATTTCGTATTGAGTATCAATTGGAACAGTAACCCCAGATACTACCTCGTCTGCTACGCCACCAATATAGGTTTCAGGATCAAACCCAGTCTTGTCGGTCATTTTAACAAATTGCAGACCGGTAAGAATTGTAAAGTTACAACCCTTAACAATTGTGCCTTCTTGGTAAATATTATCGCCAAACTGTTCTACCTGATTTTGTAAAATAGTTTGAAGCTGTGTAAGTTCCCTTGCTTGAACCGCGTATGCCGGTTTAAACAAGATTTTGTAAAACTGCTTTTCCAAACTAAAATCATCAAAGTATGGCGCAATATTTAGATTTGTATTAATTGGCATCTAGGTTTTCCTTAAAATTCTAATACTAACTTGTATTCTTCTCTTGATTTAAACGTCCTAGCAAGCGGCGTAAAATCTTCCATAAAATAAACTTCTCCAGTCTTTTGGATGTAGTCAGACTCAATTAGATTATCTTCTATGGGACTATTTATTCTAATACTTTGGCCTGTTTCATTAATAAGCGGTCGAGTAGGATCAAGTGATATATCATTATTTGCTTGGTTTTGATACGGACCCATATAGCTATTAAGATAAACTTTATTTGCATTTGGATCAACTTCGTGTATTTTGGCCGTAAACGTGATATTATTGTCGGCATCTAACTGCTTAACAGTAGAATCAACAACAGCGTAAACTGTATCGTTTGTTTCTATTTCTATTCTGTTATCGAACACATCTGGCGTATTTGCAGTATTAGCTGAAGCACTTACAAATTCTGGATTTTTAACAACACCGAGATATGAATAAGTGTTTGTTGCTCCAATTTGGTTATTATCTGTTTCATTAATATAACCATAAAGAAGAATATGTCTACAATGCAATTCGTCGATTAAATTATATCCATGGCCGCCGAACGGAGAAAGTACTGGTCTTAATATAGCTCTTACGTCGATACTATTTGGATCTTCTGGGTCGAAATCGTATAATGGATCAACTACGTTAGCAACAACACTAGTATAATTTTTGCCATGATCAAGAATAAGTAGAGAAGAAATATTTC